AGCGACGCCGCCTGCTCGAACTCCGCCCGCTCGGTCATCGTGGAGCGCGGCATCATCGAGCCCGCCTCCGCGATCACGTCGATCGACCCCGCGAGGTCACTGCCGAGGAATTTCTTGACCTCCCACTGGCCGTCGCGCCCCTTGATGCGCTGCAACCGCTCCTCGGTCCAGTACAGCCGCGCGATGGCGAGCGCCTTCTTGGCCCATTGCGCCTCGGCGTGGTTCCACTTGATGAACATCGGCCCGAATTGCGTCTCGCCGCGCTCTTTGAGGATCTGCAACGCGATGCCGGCGGAAATCCCCTCGGGCCGACGCCCCGACATAACCTCCGAGACGATGGCGATCTCGTCCATCTCGTGGTCGATCTGCTGCAACCGCTCGAGCATGCCCGGCGTGAGGGCCTGACCCGCGAGCCGTTCGGGTTTGGCGGCGACCCCTCCCACGATCGTGTTGTATTCGACGACCTGGCCGAAGATGCCGGTCAGCGTCCGCACGTTGGAGCCCTGCGGGAGCAGCCAGACGTGGTTCGCCATGCGGTTTTCCCACATGATGATCTTGGCGTGCGCCTTGTTCCGCTCCACCTGGATCGGCGCGATGTCGTCGGCGAACGATTTGGGCCACGCCGAGCCCGGCACCTCGTTCTGGGGGAAGAAATCGTGCGGCAGGAAGTAGGTCTTGGCGCCCGTGGCGTCGAGGAAGTAGTACGGGAGCGGCCCGGCCTTCACGAACTGCTCGGGCTTCTTGCCAAGGAAGATCGCGAGCAGGCCGTCCGGGTACGTCTCCGTCGGCATCTCGTAGTAGTAGTTTTCGGTGGTCTTGGTGTTCTGCGGGCGGCTCGCCGTGATCTGGCGGGGGAGGTCTTGCGAGCGGGGGCCGAGCGTCGGCAGGCCGTCCGCCATCGCCGTGCCCGTGCCGAGCGCCATCGAATCGGCCTTGACCGAATCCTCGGCGATGGACGCCTTCCAGCGCGCCTTCGCCTGCTCCACGTCCACGGCTTTCTGCCGGAGATAGGCGCGCTGCTTCGACCAATCGGTGATGGACGGGTCGAAGAACATCTCGAACAGCGAGCAGGCGTCCACGTACATCTTCCCCTTGGGCATCGGGCGCGTCTGCGGCTGGCCCGTCGCCGGGTCGAGCGCCGGAATGGTCGGCCCGCCGTCGCACGAGGCGCACGAGAAGTCTTGCGTCGGAAGATCGACGGCGCCGCACATCGGACACGTGTCGAGCGGCACCTCTACGGTGCCGTGCGCGAGATCCGGGTCGTAGCCCGTCTCGCGCCACGCGCCGCCCGTGAGGCCCACCCACTTGGCGAGGGCCTGCCGGTGCGTCGTCATGTTCACTTCGTCCTGAATCACGTCGATGGCGCGCGAGGCCACATCGGCGGCGGCGCGATCCTCGGCGTCGTGCGAGCCCGGCGCGAACGAGAGCGACGGCTCGAAGCGCGCCAGCATCGACACGTGCGCATCCGCGAGCCGCGCGAAGCGATTCGCGACGGGCGTCGGCATCCCGGGCGGGAGCTTCGGGCGGAAATTGAAGGTGCGCGTGGTGGAGTCGAACGTCCACCACTGATGCCCGCGATAAAAGAGGATATGGCCCATCGCGGCGTAGACGAACGCCTCGCGGCCCTTCTGCCACTGATCGAACTTGTCTTTGACGCGCGCGGCGATCGCCTGCTGATCCGCGTAGGGGTCCGAGGCCTGCGGAATCGGCTCATCCGCCATTGGTGTTCACCTCCGCGCGGTCCTGATCCCACTGTCCGAGCACGGCATCGCGTTCCTCGGCGCTCAGGCCGAGATGATCCACGAGCCAGTCGTGGAGGAATCGGCCGAATTTGTCGTTGAATAGGTGCGCATACCGATCGGCGGGCATGTAGCCGACGCATTCGGCGGTCTCGATCGGCTGGCCGTCGATTTCCGCGATGATGGCGGGCGGGTCGTCGCCCACGCGCGGGCAGCACGTGGCGCAAAAGTCGCGGAAAATGTCGGCGCCCGGCCCGTTCGGGGTCCGAAAACGCGGAAATTTCGTCGCGGGATCGGGCCAGAGCAGTATCTTGCCGAACTCGGGCGTGTCGCGCATCCGCCACGTCGGCCCCTGACAGCCATCGCAGTAGCCGGGGTGCCGCGTCCAGCGATCTAGCTTCGCGGAGTAGTCCCGCTTGCACGTCGGACACGAGTGGCGGTCGACCGGGAACGCCTTCGTGCCCGTGAAGTGCCGCGTCTCGTGGCCGAGAGCGCAGGTCATGACACCGAGACGGCGCCCACGCCGAGGTCATCCACGAGGCGCGCCGCCCGTTCCACCTCCGCGCTCGTTGCGACGATCGTGTCTTCGCGCGGCAGCGAGCTTGTGAGCGCCGACACCGGCCGCTCCAGTTTCAGCGTCAGGAGCGCGCCCTGAAGAGCCGCGTTGCGGTCGTGTTCTGAGCGCAGTTCTGCCCGTAACCATGTGATCTCATCGAGGAGATGCTGCGTGTGGGTCCGTAGGAGCCAGCCAAGCACCTTACCAGCCCTCCCCGAAGCCCACGACTTCCATCTGGCGGGCCTCCTCGTACTGCTGGGCTCGTTGATGAATCGCGTGGGCCGCGCGCAGCGAGCGCCGGTCGAGCGGCGCGGCCCCCTCTGCCTTCCGCGCCTCGTGCGCCATCACCTCAAAACTCGCCCGGTCGTGATCGGCGGGGTCGAGGTCCGCGAGCCGGTCCTGAATCGGGTCGGGCGCCTGCGGACGCACGCGGAGCTGCAAGCAGTCCGCGAGCGCGTCGAGCATGTCGTCGTGCGTCGATTCTTTCGTGAGGCGGAAGCGCGCCGCCTCGTCGAGAAACTCCTCCAGCGCCGGCAGATCGTCGTACAGCACCACGTGGCCGGCATTCCACAGGGGTTCCAGCACACGGATGCGCGTGTTCTTCGTGATCTTGGTGTCGCGCTCCAGCTTCGTCAGCGGAAGGTACTGACCGCGCGTTTCCGCCTCGCGCTGGAACAGGTGGAAAAACATCTTCTGAAAGCCGATGGCCTCGACGCCGATCGCGCGCGTCATCGGCAGGCGCGCGTACTGCCGATACACCTCGTCCAGCACGCGCGATTCCGGCCAGCGGCCACGCTGGAGATGGAACACGTGCATCCGGTTCTCGTGATCGAAGCCCACGACGGCGTGGGCCGTGTAATCCGCCCATCCCTTCTGTGAGATGGCGGGATCGACGGTGGCGACGACCCAGAGCGTGGTCGGGTCCGGCCGCGTCGCGGCGGGCCGCACGATCGCCTTGCTGCGCGGGAAGACCGCCGTCTCCTCGTCCACGGGCTCCAAGAGGTACTGCGCGGCGAAGCGCGTCGAGCCCGCCTCGCGCCGAATCCTGAGCAATTCGCTGATGGGGAATCGCTCCGGGAAGGTGGGGCGCACGAGGCCGTGGGGCGGCACGTCTTCGGCGCCGTCGCCGGGGCTGTCGGCCGCGACCCAGCACGGCACTTTCCACACGCCGAGCGCCAGCCCCTGTTTGGCGCGCATGTCGAGCAGGTAGGCGTACAGGTCGTCGAAGTCCCAGGGCGTGCCGATGACGTCCTCTGTCGCGCCCGGGTCGAGCAGCGACTGTGCCGCCTTCCACCATTCGATCGTCCGCTGGCGCTCCTCGCGCGTCTGGCTGTTTTCCAGGCCCACGAGGTCGTCGAACGTGCCGTGGTCGTAGTGCTGGCCCACGAGTTCGCCGTGCAGGCCGATCGTGGTGAGGGTCGCTTCCTTGCGCCGCAGGCGGCGCTTGACCGAGATGCGGCTGTTCGTCCACTGCTCGTACTTCCGCACGTCGTCGTGTAACACGTCGGGGAACAGCCAGAGCAGGCGGTCGTTCGCGGTCAGATGGCCCTTGATTTCGGCCAGGATCGCTTCGGAGTTCTCGGCCTTATTGGATGCGAGCAGGATGCGCGTCTCGGCGTCGCGCATGATGCGCTGGATGTTGTGGCCGATGGTCTTCACCGAGGTTTTCAGGCCGCCGCGCTGCACCATGTAGAGATTCTTGGCGAAGGCCGTGGTCTGGGAGAACTGGCAGAGCGGCTTGTGAAAGCCGTCGGTCATGTCTCTGTAGCCGAGGATGTTCTTGCAGAGCACGTAGAGATCGTGCTGCGCGAGCCAGCGGATGCCGTCGCGCGTCTCGGCATCCGGGGTCGTCTTCTTGCGGGTCAGCGGGCGGGGGGCGCGGACCTCGGTCGTCACGCGGGGCGCCAGGCGAGCCGATAGAGGCCGCAGCGGCACCACGCGCGCGGCCAGCGCGTTTCACAGCGGCGCAGCCCGCGCGCCATCACGGGATGCACGACGATCCGAGCGCCGGAGTCCACCCGATGGGTCTTTTGCGGCACCGCGAACACGCGCCGCGCGATCGGGGTCATCGGCGGCGCCGCCCGCCCGCCTGCTTCCCCCAGCGCCGACAGGCCCGCGTGCGCGGCCACGTCACCAGCGTCAGCGGGCGCCCGTCCTCGTCGAGGTTGGCGAACACGATGCGGCGGCGGCGCTCTTGCGGGGTCACAGCCGCGCGCGATGCCAGCGGAGGGCGGCGGCGATCAGGCGGGCGCGCGTCGCCCGCGTCACGAGATCAACGCCTGCATGGCACGGCAATTCGCCGCCGTGGCCTCGGCGGTCGAGAGATAGCCGGTGTCGGCCACGCGCCTATCGTCGGCGCCCGACAGGCCCGGCCGGTGGACCTCGCAGCACGCCACTTCGTCGAGGTCGTCTACCGGCTGGCCGCCACACTCGGGACACCACGTTTGCCGTGGAACGAATGGCGTGAAGTCCGGCGCGTCGATCACGACCGGCCATTTACCTCAGCGCGTGCCGTTTTGTCTAGCGGAAACGGTGAGACACGGTCATATCACGGGGTTGTGATAATCCGGTTTGGGGCGAGGAGTCGAACCCCGGCCGCCGCGTGACGCCCTTGTGGCGCGCCGTGCGCGATCGTAGGCGCCCCGTACGGCTTTGCCGAACGTGGACAGGTCCGGCTCGAGTTCGGCCAGGACGCGACTGACGACAACCTGGTCACGGAGGGTGTCGGCGAGGAATTGATCGACGCGCACACCCGAGGGCGATAGCTCCAACAAAATCCGCATGAAGGAAGATTAGCATGAGGGTTGCTGTCTCGAAGTGGGACACGGCGCTTTCGGCGCCTTCCCGGAGGATTCTTACATCAGGCGGGCGCCCGCCCCACGCCGGGACACTGGCCGAAATTCGCCAAGAAGTGAGAGTGAATCTTGCCATCTGGGGTCAGGCGGCGCCGACGCCGACAGTAAGGGCAACGCCCCATCGGCGCTTTGCGCGTCCACGCGCGGGTCACGCCCGTCGGCCCCACTCGTGGCCCAACAGGATCGCCAACGCGCGGCGCGCGAGTTCGACCTCATCGATCGGTGGACGCGGAAACGTGCTGCGCGGCTTGCGCTGCGGCTCCGGCTTGTTCAGCCGTGCCCGCGTCCCACGCCACAATTCCTGGCGCTGACGCCTCGGGACGCCGACCGCGCCCGCCAAGAAGTCGAAGTCCTCGCGCTTGTC